ATTTGTCCCACTCCATCCGTCGTCAGCCGCTGTCAAGTAAGGACTAAAGATTTTTGAAATTTGTTTACAAATATGAGAGTCAAGAAGCCGCATCCACCGTTTCAAGGCAGGTCAGCAGCTTCTCCAGTTCGTCACGCAGGGCAAGCTCAATTTCAATGCCGCCGTCCTTATAAACCGTCACTCGGTTCACCACATCATTTGCAATCTCAGCGGTAAGCGTTTCAAGCTCGGTGTATTCCTTGTATTTTTCAATAAAGGCTCCACCTTGCTCGGTTGAGGTTTGCGAGGACTTTTCAAGGCGTTCCATTTTGTCGGTCAGTTCCTGCATCTGCGCCTGGTTGCTTGCCTTGCTGGACAAGTAGGTTTCCTTGTCGATAGTTCCGTCAATCAGCTTTTCGTATAAATCCTGGAGAGCTTTTTCAAGCTGATTTCTTCGGCTCTGTAATACTGCAAGCTCACGACGAGCTTGCTTTTTTTCTGCCTGTATGCGTTCCTTCTGCAATAACAGAAGATGCTCCAAGCTGACCGCATAGGCGGCATAGGTGCGAATCAAGGTCACGACCATTTCGTGAATATCCGCTTGCAGAATGCCCTCGGAGGTGCAATCAAAACCCGCTTCCAAGTGTGATGTACGACAATGGTATTTTGCGTTCTTGGTGTTCGACAGCGACATCGCAAAACCACACGTTCCGCAGATCACCTTACGGCGAAGCGGATTTCTTTCGGAGCTACTTGGAACAAATTCCTTGTACTCCTTCATACGGCTGGCTACTGTCCGATACAGCTCCTTTGAGACGATGCCCTCGTGGGTCTCGTCAACCACAATCCAATCGGATTTGCTTTTCTTTACGGTATGCCAGTTGCCGACCATATCACGCTCACGCTTGCCATATACGCATTTGCCGATGTATCGTTCGTCACGGAGGATTTTGAAAATGTGTCCTTGTGTCCAGAAGTTTTCCTCATGGATACTTGGCCAACGGTCACGGGAACATCCCGCAGCCCGTTTGTACAGCATCGGCGTGGGAACGCCATCACGATTGAGCATAGCCGCTATCTCTACGGGCTTTACTCCGTCTGCCGTCAAGGTGAATATCTTCCGAACAATGTCTGCCGCTTCATCATCTATGGCGAGGCGGTTTTTATCTTCGGGGTCTTTCACATATCCATACGGAGCGAACGGACTAAGGAACAAACCTTTCTCGGCTCTCATACGCTTGGCGTTCTTGACCTTACCGGAAAGCTCACGGCTGTATAGGTCGTAAATCAGCGTTTTGAACGAGGTATCAAGGCTGTCGATGTCCTGCGGTCTGGAGCTGTCAAAGCTATCGTTGACGGCGATGAAGCGAACGCCCAGGAACGGAAACACACGGCTGATGTAGTTTCCAACTACGAGATAATCACGTCCGAAACGGGATAGGTCTTTGACTACGATGCAATGGATTTGTCCCTGTTTGACCTGTTCCATCATTCTGAGGAAATCCGGTCTTTCAAAGTTCTTACCACTCCAACCGTCATCACAAAACTCGGAGATTTCCCAACCGCTGAACTCGGAACGGCTGCTGATGAAATGCTGCAACAGACCTCGCTGATTGGATATACTTTCGGATTCCGCTTTGCCGGTATCCTTTAAGTCGCCGTCCTCGCTGGACAAGCGAAGATACATTGCTACTCTCACACATCAGCCCTCCCTTCGATAAATTTCAGTAGTGCCATATATTCATCCCGATAACGCAGGCGAATATCAATGTTTCGGTCTACATCCACATAGATGCGTTCCACAAGCGCCGACGCCATTTCCTTTGTCAGCGTGTCCGTTCCCATAAAAGAACGGAACTCGGTGAGAAAACGGTTCTCTGCGGTATAGACCTTGCTTTCACGCTGTTCCTGCTCTAAAGCGGCGATAAGCTGTTCCGCTTGTTCGGCTTCTGCCTTGTACCTTGCTTTGAGCGTCACATATTCCTGCTCGGTCATAAGCTGCTCCACATAATTCTGATACAGGCTGTCATACAGAGATTGGCTACGCTTCAAGGTACGCTTTGCCGCTTCTAACTTGGATGAAGCATCGGAACGCTGACGGCGATATTCCGGTTCTGCGTTCAAACGCTTGATAACCTCCTGCAAGTCGGCGGCAATCTGTATTTGAGACTGAATTGCCGTGAACAAAACTTCATTCAGCTCATCCTCTCGGATGCTCACAAAGGAGCAACGAGCCGGATCGTCTGCGTGACCGGGGCAGATATAGGTGTACCACAGCTTTTTGCCGTGACTTACATTCTTGTATCGTACCATCGGTCTTTGGCAGTTCGGACACCACACAAGCCCTTGCAGGGTATTCTCGGTATGCTCCAAATGAGAGAACTTACCAAGGCGTTCGTGATACTCACTTTTCCTCTGATTGGCGATTTGCTGAACCTTTTCAAATGTTTCCTCATCAACAATCGGTTCGTGAGTGTTGCGGACGATAATCCAGTTTTCTTTGTCCACATAGGTCTGTCGCTTTCCCTCATAGAAGGATTGCTTTCTTCTGCCTTGAACCATGTGACCTATGTAAACGGGATGTGCCAGTATGCTCTTTATGATTTGCGTATGCCACAGCACACCCTTGTATTTCTCCGTCTTGACTTCGCCTGTTTCGTAGAGATAAGCGGAGGGAGAAAGAATACCGGCATCATTAAGCCTACGTCCAATCTGCACCACGCTGATACCCTCGGAACGCCATTTGAATATCTGGCGGACGGTAGGTGCGGTTTCCTCGTTGATGATAAGGTGGTGCTTGTCGTCGGGGTCTTTGCTGTACCCGTAGGGTGCCCACGCTCCGATGAACTCGCCACGCTGTTGCTTCACGGTTAAAGCGGCATCTATTTTCTTGGATATATCCTTGCTGTAAACCTCGTTAATGAGGTTTTTCAGAGGCACGATATATCCGTCCTGGGTTCTCTCAGCGGTCAGCGTATCGAAGTTATCATTGACGGCGATGAAGCGAACACCGAGGAATGGGAAGATACGCTCCAAGTAATTTCCGGTTTCTTTGTAGTTACGACCGAAACGGGATAGGTCTTTCACCACGATGCAGTTCACACGCCCCTTGCGTACTTCCTCCATCATCTTTTCAAACTGAGGACGGTCGAAGTCCGTGCCGGTTCGTCCGTTGTCACAGAACAGGGCTACAAGCTCCATATCGGACTTGTTTTCAATAAAGGATGTGAGCAGAGCCTTTTGTCCTTCAATGGTATCTGCACCGGGCTTACCGCTGTCCTCTACGGATAAGCGAACGTAGGCGGCTGTCTTATATATTTTCCTCGCAGGAGCGGAGCTTTCTACTTCCTGCACAAGAGGATTTGTCTTTCGTTTTGTCCTTGCCATTTATACTACCTCCTGCAACTTGCTACTGCGTAGAATGTCAAGCTGCCAAGCAAATTCATCCTGCCAGCGATAGATGATTTCCACCACGTCGTTTGAATGAATCAGTATTTTATCTATCAGTGCAACCACAACGGCACGGTCGAGGGATGTAAGTCCCTGCCTTTTGATAAACTCATTCATCCAGGCGTTTTCCGTTCCGTGGTTGTGTATATCTTCAAGCTGTTCTCTGAGAGTGTCCATCTGCTTTTCGGCTTCATCGGCACGAGCCGTAAAGCTCGCTTTCAGCCGTGTGTATTCCTCACGGTCGATGATGCCGTCTGCAAGATTTTCATACAGAGACATCAACAGCTTTTGGAGCTTTTCATACTCCTCGTGCTTCTTGTCGAGCTGCCTTTGCACCTTTTGAGCCTGTGCAGTTCTCAGAGGTGCGGTGTCGGTAATCGTGAGCAGCTCGCTCATATCCACGACCTCACTGATATGCTGCTTCAAGCTGTCCAGCACGATTTCTTCCAAAGTGATGTCTCTCATACGGTGGGGCGAACAGCTCTTATCCTGCTTGTGTGCGGAGCAGACGTAATACACATATTTCTTTTCGCCTGCAGGAACGGTCTTACGAACCATACTGGCACCGCAATCGCCGCAAAAAATCATTCCGCTGAACAGACCGACTGCTTTGCCGCCGGGACTACGACGGGTATCGCATTTCAGCACCTTTTGTACGCTGTCAAAGTCGATTTTAGAGATAATCGCTTCGTGGCTGTCAGCTATGACAGACCATTCGCTTTCATCCTTGGTCACACGCTTGTGTACCTTATAGCTTGGTGTGGTTTCCTTGCCCTGCACGAGAACTCCGGTATAGATAGGGTTCTTCAGAACACGGATGACGGTGCCTGCCGACCACAATGCTTTGCTGTTGGTCTTAAAGGAAGTGGTGAACTTCATTCCAAGGGAGCATTTATACTCCATCGGAGAAAGGACACCGAGCTTGTTAAGAGCATCAGCAATA